CATCACTGCACGCAAAGATTGGTTAGTTCTTTGCACCTGGTTCTGTCCGTCTGACTCCCACTGGTTGTGCTGGGTTGCACTTGTTGTTCCGCATGTCATCCTCTAGGGTCACTACTCCTGGATGAGCTCACACATTGCCATGAATATTTCACATGGTGTTACGCAACAAGCTCGCCAACTGTTTTTGGGTTACTTATTTGTTTTGGTTTTTATATTTTTCTGTTTTTATAGGGTTTCTCGAGATGTACCTACATAGTACACCTGCGCGTCATCTTTAAGTCGTATCGGTAGCTTTCATTGTCAGCATTTAGACACCTTCGGAGCAACTTTCGTTGCCTATATTAATAATTTACTAAGTTCAAAATTGTTTCAAAATTGTTTTGTCTGCATTACCAAGTAATACCATATGCATCAGAATCAATCATAGATATGATCCATTTTGTTTCTGACACTGACGTTCCTGTGTACACAGCAGTAAGAACCTGATTCGGCTCAGTAACATGTATGTTAAGCATATGTGTAGTATGAGTTGAACCATCACCGTTCTTGGTCTCTGTTGCTGGCCCAATTGTTATTGTTGAACCAGCAGGATCGAGATCGCCAGGAGCAGTTCCGGTCGCCTGTATTGACATAGCATAGTAACCAGTACTATGAAATGTAATTGATGATGATGTTACTGTTGCTGGGAATGTACCAGCTTGTGTTAAAGTAGTACCAAATATAGCGGTCTTACTTACACCAGAAGTAGCATGATAAGCTGCTGATGGGCAGCTTGCAGGTTGTGGTATCATTAATTCAATGTTATATTCTAAAAATAATTCACCAACTATGCTTGTGTCTGCATTGTTAGAAGAAGCAACAACTAATTTGCCCATATCATATGTTTTCAAATCAGTTCCTGATATAAGACCTCTTCTGGTAAATAATGCATCTTTATCCACTGGAACTGTTAATTCTAGTGGTGACCATACAGCACCTTCAACTGCTCCATTGTATGAAAATAAATCAATTTTTGAGGTTGGATCTGAATCCAATGGATCCCTATCAAACGCCATTGTTACACGACCACGTTCACTGGTTGCTGAAACATTTACATAACATAGTTTGATACTATGCATTTTGTACTTTTCAAAGTTGTTAGCAATACCAGACAACCAAGGAAAAGATTGACTTAATCCTGGTTGAAGTTGATATGACTGTGCTGTAAATGTTGTTGAACCATTAAGTTCTCCAATGTATTCCCTATGTTTAATAGTTATTCCACCTGAGACTCCTGTGATTCTTGGTCTTCTGTTGCGTGTTCTTCTATTGATTGCAACAGGTGCATTCATTTGTCTATACATTGGAAGAGCCAAC